GAATACGCCTGCCAGTACGTCTACGTCAACGGCTTCCCTAACGCTCTGAACATGGAACCGATTACTAAGGGTGCTACTTCAATCACCGTAACCAAGAACACCGGTATCTACGCCAACTCATCACTCATTATCTGGGATGGCGCTAACACCGAGACAGTTACCGTAGCTTCAGACTTCGTGCCTGACGATGGCGACATTGTTACCCTCGCCAAGCCAACTAAGTACCCACACATCGCAGGTTGCTCAGTAGCCTCACCTAACCTCACCGCCGTCAAAGAAGCGACTATTCACTTTGTCGTATCTATGGTGGAAGAGCGTGGATCAGGTGCGTTCACACTTTCAGGAGCAGCAGCAGCCGGAGCAGGTGGCCCTATCACCGCTTCAGAGGCTCACCACGCAGCTGCCTATGACCTACTCGACACCTTCCGCAACATCTGGGGTCGTGTCTAATGTCAAGACAGGTCGTTCGAGACCAAGTTGTCGAATACTTATCGAACGCAGACATCACCGGTCTTACAACTATTTACACATTCCCTCCGAAGATTACGCCAGAGGGTGCGTTCTATCCAGGACAAACGCCTAACCAGTTCCAAGGCGCAATCGTCTTTACGTTCATTGAGCGTCAGAGCGAACAGCGAGTGGCATACGGTGGGGCGCATAACGGGCGTAAGTTTGTAACCTACGAGTTCGTGTTCTCTTGCTACTACCGAAGCATCCAAGGCCAAGCCGAGGTTGCTGCTATGGGCAACGAGACATTCCTAGACTCGTTCGTAACTGCCATCCGTGCTAACCGTACAGCTGGCGCACCCCAGAACACACAGAACAATGTGTGGCAATGGGGAGAAGCAGGAGTCGGTGGCAAAGGCCCAGACATCCAAATTGAATCAGACCTACCAGTTCTACTTGGTGGGGCGCAAGAAGTAACTCAAACATTCTCAACTATCAGAGTCACCGTACTCGAAGAGGTGGACACATGACCCAATACAAATACACCGGTTTTTACACAACGGTCTACACCGGCGTTGCAGGACCAGACGGTGGTACTCTTGAAGCAGTGCCAGGGCAGACCTACAACCTAGATACTGCTCCCGACTCTTTCTGGGTGTCTGTAAATGGCTCACAGAAGGCTCCAGAAGCCCCTGTAGCCGACGCTACAACAGAATCTGAATCAACCCCTACCCAATCAGAAAGTGAGCCTCAATAATGGCCGCCTATTTAGTTGCTAATAGTTACCTCGGAATCATGCCTGAGGTGGCACGAGGAACACTCAACACAGGAGGAACTCCGGTTTACATTCCGGTCACAGCTCCTCAAGTGACACCTATGCAGACTTTTCTTAGAGACGAGGCTCTGCGTGGATCACCAGTTATGGTGTACGACCAGGTTCAAGGTGTACGTCACGACGAGTACGACGCTAAGTTCTACCTCTTTGCTGACACTTTCCCTAACCTAGTTAAGGCAATCCTTGGTGGAACTGACACCGTTACAGGTGCAGGACCATACACGCACAACATCAAGCTTCTTAACAACGCTTCTATCGGTTCACAGCCACAGTCTTACTCGATTATGGACTTTGACGGTGCTAACTACTTCACCCTTCTCGGCGCACAGGCTGACCAACTTGAAATCTCGTTTGGTGCAGAAGCCGCAGCAGAGGCAACAGTTAAGTTCTTCACCAACCCATACACATCGGGTACATCAGCAACAGCACCATTCAGCACACCAAACCCTTCAACGGTTCACATGATTCCTGCGTGGGACACAACTATCACAGTTGCTGGAACGACTTACACTTACATTCAAGACGGAACGCTGACCCTTGCTCGCAAGACAGCACCTATCTTCACAATGGGCGCACAGGCTCCGTACCAGAACTTTGCTGGTCCTATTGAAGTGACTGGTAAGTTCACCGCCGTAGTCAACTCTTTGACAGACCCTTGGTCAACTGGATCAGGCGCAACTGCATTGACACGAAGCCCACAGGCGCTTGTTATTACATTTACTGACCCTAACGACTCATCAGGTGGAACTCAATACAGCGTTTCATTCACAATGACACAGGCTCAGTTCCAGAACGTAAAGCGCACACGAGGCAAGGCTTACACCGAAGTTGAGGTAGAGTTTACTGCTAACGCTGACGCTACTGACGCTACAAGTGGTGCTGGTTACTCACCAATTCAAGCCAACATCGTCAACGCAACTCTAACCGCCTACTAAATAACCCAAAGGGGAAACAATGCCAGCAATAAACCTTCCAAACGGACAGTCAGCAATTCTGTTTAGTACTGACGAAATCAGCGAGCGTACAAACCGCATGATTAGCCGAGCATTTATGAAGGCCGCAGGTTCAGCAGCCAAACTAAACAATTTGGGTTTTGATGATTCAAAGCCCGAGACTTGGTCTATCTTTGCCGAAATTAGCGACGAGGACCAAGCAAACTTAGATGGCTATCAGGCAGCTCTTATTGTTGGCATGGTGAAGTCTTGGTCATTAGGCGACCTTCCTACGACTGAATCTGCGCTTGACCTTCCTAAAGCTGTATTTGATGAACTGGCTAACGCTTGTGCTGAGGAATACAACAAGCGACCAGACTTCTCGCCAGACCCTGACCCAAAAGCCCCTACCGCCGACTAGCACGGCTGGAGGCAGCACTTAGAGGCAAAGATTCAGAAGTAGACATAGAGGTTTCAGACTTCTATCGTGAGTACCAATTTCGTAAAACGTTTGGTGGATCACATGACGATTTCCTTAACCAGCCTAGGCACGTTACTGACTGGCTTATTGCTATTAACAACACTATGAACGAGGTTCAGCGTGGCTGAGATTGTAACTGGCATTCCTAACTTTGAGGAATCCCTTGAGGCTATGAAAATTAGTGTTGACGAAGCAGCTCGCAAGTTCGTGCTTCAAGGCGCAGAAGTAATCAAGCGTGAAGCCAAGAAGATGTTTATTACTGGCGCAGACGCAAAGATAACCGAATCATGGCGTTCAGACGCATGGCCTTTACCAACTCGTCGCACCGGCAACCTGATGGCAAGCATCTATTCAGATGGTGCTAAAAAAACAGGTGAAGGAAAATGGGAATCACAGACCGGCCCTCACATTGTTTATGGACGGCGCATTGAACTTGGGTTTCACGGATCAGGTCGTTGGCCGTACTACACGACTCGACCATTCCCATTTATGCAACCTGGTATTGACAACTCAATTCCACAGCTTGACATTCTTTTCAACTCACTCGTAATCGCTGCTCAGGAGGCGTAAAATGTCTGGACTTCTTCCACCAGTAATCGCCACACTTATAGCAGACACCAAAGAGTACATGGCCAAGATGACCGAAGCTCAAGCCAAGATGGGTGAGTTTGGCGCTACTTCTGAAGCATCAGCCGGTTTGTTTGGAATGTCTGCAAGCAGTATCGCTTTAGGTGCTGCTGGTGTTGCCGCAGCCGTTGGTGCTTATGCCGTTGACGCTGCTCTGAAGTTTAACGAGCAAATGGACAAGGTTAGACTGCAAGCAGGTTTAACCAAAGCGCAGACTGACGCACTTAGTAGTTCAATTCTTAACATCTCCGCTACCTTCGGTGTTACTACTGCAGATTTAGCAACTGGCGCTTTAACTATTGAGCAAGCAGGCATTAAAGGCGCTGCTGCAATAACACTTCTTAACAACGCCGCCAAAGCATCTATTATTACAAACGCTTCTGTTGCCGACACAACAAAGGCCATTGTTGCAGCTCAAGCCTTGCAAATTTCTAAAGGTTATGATGTAACGAAACTTACAGGAATACTTGTTAAAGGCTCACAAGATTTTGTAGGTGGTCTTTCTTCCGAAGAAAAAATGTTGTCAGGTCGCATTGGTTTGGCTCTTGCAAATTATGGCCTTAGTCTAAAAGACGTTATAGCAACTGGAGCAGAGTTTACTAAAGTTGGTCTTCCAACAAGAAGCATGATTTCATTTACCACAGGTTTAGGAAACCTTGAAAAACCAACTGTTTCTGCTACTGGTAAATTAACAACTTACTCAAAAACATTAACTCAATTAGGGTTAAATCAACAGAAATTAGTAACAGATTTTCGCAAAGGCGGTCTGGTTGCTTTGTTGAAAGATGTTCAATCAACTGCTGGTGGATCAACTCAAAAATTGTTGCAATTAAACACAGCAATTTTTGGAACCGCTGGTTCTGGTTCTGCTAGTTTACTTGAAAAAACTCTTGCTTCGTTTGTTGATTTTCAAAATAAAATTTCTGGAGCTGGTGGAACATCATTGGCAGCCCAAACGCAAACAGCCTTAATGACCCCTGCACAACAAATAAAAGTCTTTGAGCAATCTCTTAATAAAGCAATGATTAATCTTGGAACCGTAGCGTTGCCTTGGGTTATTACTGGAGTTAAGTTTGCTACTGGTGTTCTTGACACGCTTACTGGTCTTCTTACTGGAAACTACAAAGGAAGAACAGCAGCAACAGGTGGTAAGGGTCAAGCTGTAAAAGACATCTTTGGTGGAATTGTTAACTCTTTCAATCAAGAAGTAACATCAGGAGCCAAAGCACTTCTTGGAGCATTGACTTTTAATGAGACTGCTACTAATAATGCTTTATTTAAGAACACCCCTGTACCGTTTGATTATCATCAATCAACAACCTTAACCCCTAAAAAAGTTGTTATTAACAACAAGGCAACGGTCAGATCAAACGGCGGTAGATGATGAGCCAGTTCTCTTCAAATTTAGACGGTGACATTGAACTAAATAATGTTATTGAAATTGACATTGCCGACATCGCTCAGGCTTTGGTAAATAATCCTGCTTTCATTGCTGCAATTTCCAAAGAGGTTCGCAACCAGATGACCAAAGACGTGCGCTGGATGGGCAACCTATTCGCTAAGTGGGCGCAGACTCAACCACCAGCCCCAACGACCAAGAATCGTGTTAACTAATGACACTTGCTTCGTTACCTACTCTGTCGGTTCAGATTGCCTTTAACCCGACCAACATTCAAAGCCTCACGCAAACTTGGACTGACGTTACGCCCTACGTTCGTGACTTCACTACCAAGTTAGGTCGTCAGCACTTTCTTGACCGTGTAGAAGCTGGAACGCTCAACATGACTGTCAACGAGCGCACAGGATTCTTTCTCAACGGATCAGTCAACGGTACTGGTTATGTGATTCAACCTCGCCTACCTATCAAGGTTACGGCAACGTGGAGTGGCACAACCTACCCAGTGTTCTACGGCCTTATTGACAGCATTGACGAAAAGATTACCGACCAGCTCAACGTAGACCTGACCATTAACGCTACCGACCTAGTTAAGTTCTTGTCACTTCGCTACATGGATTCGACTAATTTCTGGTCACAGTACGCCACAAGCGCAAGCGCAACCAACTGGTTTCGTTGCGACCTTACTGCTCAAGCTACCGTTACGTCTGCGGTAACCCCCTCTGTTACCTACGGTTCGGGATACACCGACTACA